CTGGCCTGGCAGATAGCGCCGGCCTTTACGCAGTCTTCGATCTCAAACCATCCCCAGTGGCAGGCGCCTACCTGGATCCCCAGTTCGCCAGCCAGCCAGCGGTAGGCCTGGCGCCTATCCATGCCAGCTGCCTGCATGACCTCGTGGAAAACGGTTTTGTGCTTCTTCCTGGCGTCCCGCAGCTGGGCATCAGCTAGGGTTCCCAGGGGTATGTCAGTGAAAGGGTGAAGCCCCACGTAGGCGCCGCAGCTCTCGCACAGGTACACATAAGGCCACTCGCCGTAAGAGCGTCCGTTGTAGACCTCGGCGTGATGCCCGATGAAAACCGGTGTGCTAGGCCCGCAATACCGACAGTTATCCGGCGCCGGGAGCGGGTTCTTTACCCGCCGCAAGGCCTTGCGACTCACAAACGGGAGAGGGTGCGGAGCGTCCAGGGGAAACTCCGAGTATGCCCTTGGGTCAACGGACGCCATGGCGAACCTCCCGCTGGATGTGCTGCCCAGGCACCCGCAAGCACGGGAGCGAAAAGCTGTCAGAACCCGCCAATGGGGGGTTAATGTTCAGCGGGCGGATATGCCCGGTAAGCAGGAAATAGGCGAAGACGCCCATGCCAGAACGCACTCCGGTCTTGCTATGGAGTGATTGGCGGTGAGAGTGAACGGTGCTAACTGATACGTGGTGGCGCTCTGCCGCCTGAGCTTCGGTTAAGCCTTCAGCCCAGGCCAGCAGTTCGCGTACTTCAGCGGGGGTTAGAAGATCCCCAGGCTCTACGATGTAGAGCAATAATGGTTGCGTTGTCATACATTGATCCCTCCGTGTTCGGAAGTAATGTATAACTAGACACACATAAACGCAAGTGAAAAAATACTACAGAAACTGCGAAGATTGTCCTACGATGGCCGCAGACTTCCAGCGAGATCCTGGATTAAGTGAAGTTTCTCCAGTGCCAGTCTTGCCAGTCTGGGGGTGATGTCATCCAGCACAACGCTGCCGGTTTCGGGCAGCTCCTCCAGGTGTAGCAGGATGATTTCAACCTCTCTAACCTCAGTCTCTATCTTCTTCGCAATTTCTTTTGTTCCCACAGTCAGTTTCCTATGCTGAAAAAAAGTGTAGCCGGAATACTCGGTTCCGGCTGTCCGCAAATATAAGCCATTCTCAGGTGAATTTAACCTGCTTTCTTTCCGGCCTCCTCAAGAGCGTGGTAATCCCTAATCATTTCAATGATTTGTCGCTTTCTGTGCGCCGGCAGTGCGGCGAACTTCTCAATCATTATGCCTACCTCCCTGTCGGTTAATGCCTCGTCGGTAATCCCCTCCAGAAGCAGTATGGCCGGGTGGAGCTTGAAGCTGGTGGCGACAGCTTCCAGGGTGGCCAGCCTGGGGGAAATCGGCGAGTCCTGAGTCTCAAGGGTGGAGATGGTTTTCTGTGAGACGCCAGCCATTACAGCGATCTGCTTCTGCGTCTTGCCCATGACCATCCGGAGTCGGCTTGCGTTGTGGGCAAGCACGTTTTGGAGCTTTGCCATGTGTGTTTCTCTCTAGCGTTTGGGTTTTGTCGTCAGGTGTTGCTTTGCGTGGTGTGGTGTTGCGGGTGTTTCCGCTCCCCGCGAGAGATATTTTACTGCTTGCATAAAGTAATTAGTGTTGTGTAACCTTAGTGATAAATCACTACCGAGGAGTAGCGCGGTGGCAAGCAGCAGACTGATTGACGAGCTGGCTAAAGGCCTTAAGGCCGCACAGACAGAAGCAGGCCATGGCGTTATTGCCGCCATCGTTAAGGAAACGGGCGTCAGCCGCGCCACCGTGGAGCGGGTTCTGCGTGGCACAGCCAGCGGCATGAAGGCCGAGACCATCGAGGCGTTGTGGGGCTGGTTGGCACGGTACGGGTACATGGGCAGCACGTTCGATTTCAGTGTTTGCACCAGTCTGTACGAAAAGCGAGCAGCCTGAATCCTCTGAACAGTTGAAAAGTTGGTTGGCGCCGGCCAGGGGCGCTCTGAGTACCTGGCCCGGTGCGCTGACTGAGCCGGAGTAATTGCAAGCCAGGTTGGGTCTGGCCCATAGAAATCAGCAGCAGCACAAGCCCGAAGGCTCTCTAGCGACCTCCGCCCCGGGTGATTGTGCCGAGTGACTGCCGCAAGCAGTCGATACCGGGAATGATTTTGGCGGGTGCGAGTGGCGCCGCTCCCTGGTTCAACTCCAGGCAGAGTCATTCCCGGTGTGTGAGGGGTTGGGAGTTCCCGGCCGACACGCCAATGCAATGACAATTGCGAATCTGTACTGCCCGTCGCGGCTCTGCCGTGGCTGTGGCCGACGATACGGCGCCGAAAGGCGACATGCGTTGACGGGCTTTTATTCACCAGAGGGGTATCCCAATGGCGCTGAACCATACCGAAGTGGAGAAGATGCTGGACGAGCTTGGTTGCACTGGCGACCGCGTAACCAGTGAGTTAATCAAGTCCCGCATCGTGGAAGTGGAATACCAGACGGTAACTCTGTGCGGCCAGAAGTTCATGTACTGCGGAATCAAGATGGATAACGGGTTTGTCGTGACTGGCAAGCCGTCCGTTTGCATTGATCCGGAGAACTGGCGCGAGGAGGCCGGCAAAAAGATCAGTTACGACAATGCGTTCAGTGAAATCTGGCGGTTGGAAGGCTACCGGAAATTATCGGGCGCATAAAAAAAGCCCGGCAAAGGATCTGGAGGGATCAGCCGGGCTTTTCTCTCACCGCCGCGAGTCAAAGCAACAGGAGATTTGATAATTATGCGGAACATTTACCAGGAGTGCAAGCGCCGCTTGCAGCTGGCCCTGCTTCAGCGCCGAATCCGGCGCCTGACCGACCGATTGATCCAGGAAGCCACCAGGACGCTCGACCCAATTCCCTTGAAGGAGCTGCGGGAGATCGAACAGGTACGTCTTCGCCTGATCCGGCAGCGCAACGCCCTGCGCACTATCGCGGAGCTGGAAAAGATCGAGCGTGAGCGGGGGCTGGCATGACTATCAGGAAAGCCGCCGAGGTAGAACTTTGTTGTCAGGCGAGGGTAGCTCAATGAGTTTGGACGCAACGCGATGGGCCTGGCAGCAACGCGACATCACCGCTGCCCAAAAGCTGGTGTTGTTGTCCCTGGCCGACCGAGCTGGCGAAGACCACACGGCATGGCCGACCAACGAACGGCTAACCAATGATACTTGCCTGGACAGAAAAACCGTTCTGTCTGCCCTGGCCACCCTGTCTCTGAAAGGGTTTATCCGGGACACGGGAAGGCGAGTAGGCCGCACAAAACAGGTGAAAGTCTGGCAACTCATTGATGTAGAAGGCCGGCATAACAGTACCGAAACCGGGACGCTTAAAGAGTCCCAAAAACGGGATGCTTCAACAGTACCGGAATCGGGACGCTTAAACAGTACCGAAACTGGCACCCTTTCATCGTCAAAGGATCCCGAAAACGGGACAGGTAAAGAGTCCCAAAAACGGGACACAGAATCTACCAGTATTGAATCTAATAAAGAAACCCCCCTACCCCCCGCTGACGCGGAGGGTGCCGAAGGATCGAAAGAGGGCGACGGCAAGGCCAAGAAAGCGCCGAAGCCTCGCAAGCCCAAGCCGGACTATGACGGTGTTGTGGAAGCCTTCAACGAGATCCTTGGCAACGACCTGGCCGAAGTGCGCATCGTCAACACTGCCCGCAAAGGCCTGATCGAAAAAATGTGGAACTACAAGTTCTCCGCCAAATCTTCAGGCGACTCCGTGGATTTCTGGCGCCGCTACTTCAAGCACGTACTTCGCAGTAAGCCGCTCACCGGACGGAAGCCCGGCTTTGACTGGCGCCCAGGTTTTGACTGGCTGATGAAAGAGAAAAACATCATCCGAATCATCGAGGGCGAGTTCCACCAGGGCGAAGACATCCGCGACGACCTGGATGAAGACGGGGGTGAAGCATGAATGCCCAGTTTGATTACTACGAGGCCGCCGTTCTAAGCCTGACGCTGAGATCTGAGTACGCCGCCCAGGTGTTCAGCCGTGTGAGCCCGGACGACTTCAGCCCGGAGCTGCGCGACTACGCCCAGGCCGCCAAAGATCTTCTTGAGGACAGCAAACCTGTAGACCTGATTACCGTGGCCGAGCTGATGGAATCCCGTGGCGTGGTCACGCCCGGCGCCATGCTGGCCGACATCTTCGAGCATACCGGCAGAACCAGCATTGAGAACCTGGACGCATACTGCGACATCCTGGCCCGTCGAGGCCTGCGCCGGGGGCTGTCTCAGGCCACGATGAAGGCCCGTGAGCTGATCGAGACTGAGGAAAACCCCGAGGTTGCGCACGAGAAGGTTCTGGCCCTGTTCGAGTCTCTGAAGAAGTCCGATAAGGCCGACAAGAACTTTTGGGATATGACCCGTGCCGCCCGTGCGTTCTTCGAGGAAATGGAAGTTCGCAACGAGGCCGGCGGAGCCCTGATTGGCCTGTCCACCGGCTATCAGATGCTTGACGACCGTATCAACGGGCTCCGTGGCGGGGATCTGGTAGTCGTGGCTGGCCGCCCGTCGATGGGTAAAACCACCTTTGCCATGAACGTGGTTGAGCATAACGCCGTGCGCCAGAACCTGCCCTGCCTGGTGTTCAGCATGGAAATGGGCGCCACTCAGATTATCGAGAAAATGACGGCCAGCCTGGGTGGTATCAACATGACATCCCTGCGCCGAGGCGCCCTGACGGACGAGGAATGGGCGAAGTTTGGCGCGGCAGGCTCACTGGTAGCCAAGGCCAACTTGCACATCGACGACCGTGGCGGTCTGTCCGTTGCGCAGATGCGAGCCCGGTGCCACGAGGTCAAGCGCAAAACCGGACACCTGGCGCTCATCATGGTTGATTACATCCAGCTCATGCAATCCAAGGGCGCCGAGAACCGCACCAACGAAATTACCAAGATTTCCGGAGGCCTGAAGGCTCTAGCCAAAGAGTTCGACTGCCCCGTTATCGCTCTGTCCCAGCTAAACCGGGGCGTCGAGCAGCGCCAGGACAAGCGACCAGTTATGTCCGACCTGCGGGAGTCCGGCGCTATCGAGCAGGACGCCGACATCATCATCTTCCCGTACCGGGGTGGCTACTACGACAACCCGGACGACCCCGACCCCATGGCCGAAATCATCTTCGGAAAGATCCGGATGGGCGAGCGCGGAACGGACTACCTGGAGTTCCAGGGCAAGTATTCGCGGTTCAAGGCCTTCAGCGGAGCGATTGATTTTTCAGCCATGGAGCGGGAGAGGGTGGCACGGGAGCCGAAAGCCAAGAAGAAACGAGGGATGGAGTTGTGAGCAGTACCAGAACCTGCCGGAACCGGAGAGAGAGCTGGGATCTTCCCGGCTACTGGGTACAGGACGGCTACAAGCCGGACGGAAGCCGGAACATGATTTTCCACACAACCAGGTGGGAGCCGATCAACTGCGGGTATGACGCCGCCGAACGGGCTGCTGACGACAGCTGTGGCAGCTGCCCAAGGAGGCACAAGCTATGAAGGCTCAGATTTACAGGGCGAACACGCCGGAGAGCTGGCGCTACCAGATGGAACTGGCTTACCGGCATGGGCAGAAGCTGCTGGCCGATGGCCCGGTGGATATTCGCGTCATGCCGGCAGCCCGGCACCGGACAGATCCCCAGCGCCAGACCCTCTGGATGTGGCACGGCCAGGTAGCCAGCGAGCTGACTATCCGGACGGGCCGCCGCTGGACGAAGGAGGACGTTCACGAGCTGGTGTTCCTGGAGCGCTGGATGCCGGTGTTCGAGCTGCCGCTACCAGACGGCGCCGGTGTACTCCTGCGCCACATGCGCACAAGCGACAAGCAGACCCCGGACACCTGCGAAGAAAACGACCCTCGCAAGGTCATCACAAACGCCATGGATCAATACCTGGCATGGATAACTGAAATGGGGATCGAGGTAACGGTGCCTGACCCCGTGGAGTGGAGATAACGCCGTGGCAATGACAGAAGAAAACCGCCGTTTACATAACAACATCAAGCGCTCGATTTTTGGCGACAGCGACGAGCCGGCCAGCAAGGGTGTTCTCAGCGCCAAGCGCAAAGAGAAAGGCCAGGTATCGGCCAGGATTGCCGAGGATACCGCCGCATTCCTGGCAGCCGGCAAGACCATCAAGCAGCTGCCGAGCGAGCAGGTGCCGCCAAAGAAACGCCCGGCCATGCAACAGTACGGAGGGGGAGGCTTTTTCGAGCTATGAGCCTGACCCGGAAGACGCCGCTGAAGGCGAAGACGCAACTGAAAAGCCGCAAGCCGCTGGCCCAGGGTAAACCCCTGGCGCCCGGCAAGCCGATGGCGCGAAAGCCCATGAAGAAATCCGCCCGCCCTAAGCGCACCAAGATACGCGACAGCGCCCGGGGGGAGGCCTGCCAGGTTCGCGTTGCCGGTATCTGTAACGGCAACCCGGAAACCGTGGTGCTGGCCCACCGCAACGGCGCCGGAATGGCCTGCAAAGCCAGCGACGATAATGCCGCCTACGCCTGTAGCGCCTGCCATGAGTGGCTGGACGGCGGTTACGTTCGGTACGGGTACACCCGTTCAGACCGAGACGCGGTACACGACAAGGGAATTGTGAGGACACGGGAAATCCTCAAGCGAAAGGGGCTTTGCCAGCTCCAGGAGGGCGCCGCTTGAACGCTGAACACTACGACCTGCCCTGGCCGCCGAGCGTGAACACCTACTGGCGTAGCGTGGTTATCAAGCGAGCGGTTCGAGTGCTGATAAGCCAGGCAGGCCGCAACTACCGCAAGGCTGCCATCGAAGCGATAGGGCGCCGGGAAGCTCCGCCACTGTCCAGCCGGCTGTCTGTGCGAATCAACGCCATGCCGCCCGACCGCCGCAAGCGAGACCTGGACAACATCCCCAAGGCGGTGCTGGACGCCCTGACACACGCCGGAGTATGGGAGGACGACAGCCAGATCGACCAGCTGCTTGTGACCCGGGGAGACGTTACCAAAGGCGGAGAAATCCGCGTGAGCATCATTGAACTGGAGGAGAAGACCGATGAGTGAGACCACACAAGGCTATTCCCGCATGGACATCGTTGGGCAGAACGGCAATGACGGCCAGCACTACGAAGACCGTGTAGCGCGTCCCGAAGACCTGGATAAGCCAAACGCGCCCGGATTGAGCGCCCGGCCAACCATGGCAGACAAGTATCCGGCCTACCACAAGGATGTCAGGCACCTGGAAACCGTGGACGTTTACCGGGTACACCGGCTTTTCAAGGTGTTTGACCCCGAGCTACATCACGCCAGCAAGAAGATCCTGCTCTGCGGGGTACGCACGGGAGGCAAGCCGGCCAGGCAGGAGATTGTGGAGGCCCGCGATACGCTGAATCGCTGGCTGGAGATCTTAGACGAGGACGAGAAAAGGCAGCTGTGACAAGTAACGAGCCGTTCTTTCGCTGCCCGTGCGGGTATGACTTTGAAGAGATCCTGGGCGCCTACGGGTGCCCAAACTGTGAGGGCGAACACTTTGCCAGGCTTGTCGAAACACACGATGAAGGATGCGCAGGAGGTGAGGAAGCTGGCCTGCAAACTGGGGATCCAGCCGACTCACGTACACGCTAACCAGCTGCTTGACCTGGCGGAAGCCAGGGACAGGGAAGGATACCGCGCCAAGCTGGACGAGCTGGACAGGGAGTATGGGGATGGGTACGGCGATTCAGTGAACGCACACGCCAAGCGGCAGCTCAGAATGCAAAACGCCAACCGGTATAACGGCTGGCGTTCTGTGTGGCAGGAATGGAAGAAGTCTACTGCTGTAGCGCTTTGCGATCCCGAAGCTGGAACAGGGCCGTAAAGAACTCCCTTTCCGCCCAGCCTCCAATCCGGTCTATCCAGTCTTTCCGCTGATCCCCTTCCAGGCTGCTAACAGCCTCGATCACGGAAGGGCTGGATAGCCAGTTGTAGGCGCCGCCCGCCTCAAGAGCCGGGCTGTACTCCTGGCGCAACTGCTCCTCGTTTCCGTCCCAGTAGGCCGCTTCAGCGCCGTCGAGCAAGTCTGAAACCGTCCCGGCCAGCTCCACAATCCGACCACTATCGAAATGGTGAGTGTAGCCGTCATCGGTTTGCAGCTGGACGCCGCCGGCATTGTCAAAGATCAGGTCAAAGTTGGTCATGGTTCACTCCGGTTTTGAGTAGGTAACAGCGTGGCGTATGGCAACGGACAGCGTGGGCAGCTCCCAGCGCTCCTGGTAGGCCTTGAGCCTGGCCAGGGTATCGTCGGAAACGTCAATCCGCCTCAGCGCTTTCCGCTGCCTGTGCCGCCGCACACGCTCCGCCGCTTTGCTTACAGCCATGATGCGGTACGCTCGATGTATTTCATTCGCGCCTCAACCACCGCTTCACCGGCCAACAAGGTGCCCTTGTCGTCGGAGGCCATGTCATAAATGGCTTCAAGGGGCAGGTTTTCGCTGATGATTTTGAGGATAAACTGCTTCCCGCTGGGTGCGATGAATGCAACGCTCCCGATCTCCGTGGCCGTCACAAACGCAACGAGGTGGCTTACCGGCTGGCGCCCAGTCCGCACATCTTCCAGCTCGGCATGGAAAATGCGTTCTTCGCCGTCATGGGCGCCGGAAACGGAATAGCCGTTGCGCTGTAGGAAGCTGATTATATCTTCCAGCACCCGTCGCACCTTTTGTATGTGCGTGAGCTTGGTGCCATCCTTGATGGCCTTCTCGACATCTACCGCGATGTCGTAGGAATTGCGCCCGCACTTACTCATGTAGTTTGGCTTTTCGTTGAGCGTCAGCAGGCACTGCTCAAGCAGGGACTTGTCGATGGTGATTTGTTGTGTCTGACTCATGTTGTTACCTCAGTTCAGTTAAGTATGGTTGACAGGAGCCCCGAAGGGCTCCGATTGATTACATCAAGCCGCGCTCGGCCATCGACACGCTTTCGGAATGGCTTACAACGAAATGATCCAGAACACGGCAATCCACCAGCCCAAGCGCTTCCTTCAGGCGCCGCGTCAGAGTGAGATCTGCCTGACTGGGCTCGCATACGCCAGAGGGGTGGTTGTGGTAAAATATGACCGCAGCGGCGTTTACTGAAAGCGCCTTTTTGACTACCTCACGCGGATATACAGCTGCTCCGTCAACAGTTCCTCGGAACAGCTCGCCCATTTCGATCAGGCGGTGGCGGTTATCCAGAAACAGGCAGCCGAATACTTCGTATGGCACCTCGCCCAGCTTTACCCGCAGCAGCTGGCGCGTAGCAACGACAGACTTCAACGGCTCCCCAGGGCGGTGGCGTTCTTCCAGGATGCTTAGAGCCTTGTCGATTACGTCCTGGTCAGGGATCCCGGCAAAGACATCGGTGGCTTGGTTTCGGATAGCGGTTACGTTGCTCATAATGTTTGACTCGCGGTAGTAGGGGAGCCCGCAGGCTCCCTGGTTAACAGGGTTAAGCGCTCAGTTCGTGGGTGCCACGCTCGGCCAGCTCGATAGCCATCAAGACCGTGTGGCCAAGCCGGATACTGAAGTCATCGACGACATCCACGTTGCGGAAAGCCGGCAGGCCTCGCATGACCTGGTTGCAGCAGCCGGAGAACATGAGCAGCGCTTTCGGGATACTCCCGGTACAGCGCTCCATGCGATCCAGCCAGGCATTCAGCACGATGGATTCCTCAAGCCGGATCAGCGTCCGGAACTCGTCGGCATCCAGCTGGGTAGCCAGGGGTTCAGGGTAGAACTGGAAGCTGTAGACCTGGGAAGCCATGCGGCAAGCCTCGGCAATATCGGCGCCGGCCATGGTGTTGAACTCGCAGGCCTTGTGCTGGTGAGCCGTCAGGGACTCAGGGAAAACGATTTCACTGGTCAGATGGACATACCAGACCTGGCCTTGCTTGTCGGTGCCTTTGACGTAGAAGCGCATACCGATACCTCCTTATGCCACTTGGAACTGGTAGGTCGAGACATCCCCAGGCAGGGCGCCGCGAACATCCGGGGTTCCATGCTCCTTGTCGTCGGATACTCCCACGCACACGAACATGCCGTATTCACTGGCCTCGCTGTCCAGCCAAGCATCCAGCTCCGCCTCCTCGGAAGGCTCCAGGCCGGAGTAATCCCCATACAGCAGAGCCGTGGCCCAATGGGAGTAAAGAGTTACGTCAACAAATTGCGGTTCTGTTTTCATGGTGATCCCTCCAGATCAGTTAACTTCAAACTGAGTTTAGTATCCGTTACGACGTAACGCAAGTAATAAATCACTACAAACACACCTTTTTTACTTGATTACACTCCCCAGGACGCTAGAATTACCCGTTGTTGGTCAACTTTTGAGCGGGGCAGTATGCAAGAGAAGTCGAGCAAGCAGATTGTGATGGAGGCCATCGAGGATCTTTACTGGCAGGAGCAGGTTGTTACCCGTGAAGCCCTGGTTGAACACACTGGCCTGAAGCGCTCGGTGATCGACGACAAAGTAAAGGCGCTCCGCGCCGATGATATGGTTATATCCAGGGAGCGCGGCATCTATGAGCCCGCCAAACGCCACCCCCCAGCCAGGCATTGCAGCATATCCTTCCTGCCGGACGGTATGACCATCTTGGAGCTGGGCGACGATATGCTGAAGGCCACGCCCCGCGAAGCCCGCAACCTTGGTCTGGCGCTACATGGATGGGGAACCCAGGCCATCGAGCTGGAGCGCTCCCGACAGAACGAGAGACACAACGCCGAGCTGCTATCCCGTGTCCGCGACCTGGAGCGCATTGTCCGCACCCTCGTAACCGCCCTACAACCCTCGCCATAGCACACCCTGTAGAGTTAGACCCGCTGCCGCACCCGCCACACCATTGGCAGCATGACGACGACAGAAAAGGGCTCTACGCCCGCACCCAAGACCAAAAGCAAGCGCGTTACGCCCGACTGGGAGCGTATCGAGCTGGATTACCGCGCCGGAGTGAAAAGCCTGCGAGAAATTGCAGACGGCTCCGGTGTAAGCCATGTAACGATCAGCAAGAAAGCGAAGAAGCTGGGCTGGACTCGGGACTTGTCGAAGAAGATCCAGGAGAAGGCCGACGAACTGGTTAACAAGGCAGAGGTTAACAGCCAGGTTAACAGGGTTTCCGCTGTTTCCGAGCGTGAGACCATCGAAGCGAATGCCAGCGCTGTAGCCAAGGTGAAACTGGCCCACCGCCAGGACATCCAGCGCTCCCGGAACATCACGATGTCGCTACTTGATGAGCTGGAGCAGCAGACCGGCGCCGAGAACGTGGCGCTCTTGCAGCAACTGGGTGAAATGCTCCGCCAGGAGGACGACAAAGGCGTAGACCGCCTGAATGACCTGTACCACAAGGTCATATCCCTGCCTCAACGCGCCAAGACGATGAAAGACCTGGGTGAATCCCTCCGTGTGCTTGTCGGACTCGAACGCCAGGCCTTCGGCATGGACGACAAGGACAACGCTCCAGCTGACGGACTCACCGCCCTGCTTAACTCGATCACCCAGCAAAGCAACAGCAGCTTTACGCCCGTGGTGGACGATCCAGAGCTTCCGGACGCTCCCGCACCCAGCGCATTGCCGATGAACCAGGACGACGAGGACTGACCGTGACTGAAATCGCGTTCGACGAGCCCCTGGTTGAGCTGCCCACCGATGCGGAGGAGCTGGCCCGCTGCCTGGCCGATCCTGAGTGGCGCCTGTTCTCCGGCTGCCTATACAAAATCATGGTCAAAGGCGACGACGAGAGCGACGAGGCTTTTGTGGTGCCTTTCAAGCCGAACGCAGCACAGCGCCGCTTTATCCGCCGATTGTGGCACCGGAACCTGATCCTCAAGGCCCGTCAGCTCGGCTTCACCACGCTAATTGCCGTTGTGTGGCTGGATCACGCCCTGTTCAACGGCAACCAGCGCTGCGGCATCATTGCCCAGGACAGGGAAGCCGTAGAGACCATCTTCCGGGACAAGGTGAAATTCGCTTACGAGAACCTGCCCGAAGAAATCCGCCGGCGCTTCCCCCTGGCCCGTGACAGCGCCGTTGAGCTGCTATTCGCTCACAACAACAGCTCGGTGCGTGTGGGTACATCCATGCGTTCAGGCACCATCCACCGGCTCCACATATCGGAGTTCGGGAAGATCTGCGCCAAGTACCCGGACAAGGCCAAGGAAGTAATCACCGGCTCCATACCAGCCGTGCCGCTCACTGGTGTAACCGTGATCGAATCCACCGCTGAAGGCCGGGAGGGCGAGTTCTTCAAGATGGTGGGCATTGCCGAGAAGAACCACGCCAGCCGCAAGATACTGACCGCCAGGGACTACAGGCTCCACTTCTATGCCTGGTGGATGGAGCCCAGGTATCGGATGGACGCCCGCACCGTGACTGTCTCCCTGGAAGACCACGAGTATTTCGACCTGGTGGAGCAGCGCATACGCGAGGATATGGGGCAGGACATCACAATCGACCCAGATCAACGCGCCTGGTACGTAGCCACGAAGCAGGCCGACTTCAGTGGCGCCGAGGAAAAAATGTGGCAGGAATACCCATCTTTCCCTGCCGAGGCCTTCCAGGTCAGCACCGAGGGCAACTACTACGCCAAGGACATGCTTCAGATGCGCAAGCGCGGCGGCATTACCAGGGTGCCAGCGCTGGATCTGCCCGTGAACACGTTTTGGGATATTGGCCGTTCGGATGGCTGCGCTATCTGGTTTCACCAGCAGCTGCGAGGCGAAGACCGGTTTATCGGCTACTACGAGGCCCACGACGAAGACCTGCGCCACTACGTTGCCGCTCTCAGAGCCACTGGGTATCTGTTCGGGACGCACTACCTACCGCATGACGCTGAACACAAGCGGCTATCGGACTACAACAAATCGACCATGGAGCAGCTGCAAGACCTGATGCCGGGTGAGCGCTTCCGCATTGTGCCCAGGATTACGGAGCTAATGACCGGGATCTATGCCACCAGGAAGCACATGAAGGGCTGCTTCATCGACGAAACCAAGTGTGCGCAAGGCATTACCAGGCTGGAAGGCTACCGCAAGAAGTTCAGCCGGACGGAAGACCGGTTCATCGACCAGCCGGACAAGAGCAACGGGTGTACCGAAGGGGCAGACGCATTCAGGCAATGGGCGCAAGCCAAAGAGCTGAACATGCTTGACCAAACCATCATGGACTACGAAGAAGCCGAGGCGCCGGACTGGCGGCTGTAAAGGGGATAACCATGCAATCCGACATCAACGCAATACCGGAGAGCCTTGAGCTGGCGTTCGAGGAATACTCCGAGATCTTCAACGAGATCGAAGAACAGCCGTACTGGCGTGTGGTAGCCGACAAGGAAATGGACTACGCAGACGGCAACCAGCTGGACAGCGATCTACTCCAGAAGCAGGCCGAACTGGGGATCCCTCCGGCCATTGAGGACTTGATAGGCCCGGCCCTGCTATCTATCCAGGGTTATGAAGCCGAGACCCGGACAGACTGGCGCGTAACACCCAACGGCGAGACCGGCGGCCAGGACGTAGCTGACGCCCTCAACTACAAGCTGAACCAGGCAGAGCGAGAGAGTAAGGCCGACCGTGCCTGTTCCGATGCCTTCCGCCCTCAGATTGCCGTAGGCCTTGGCTGGGTGGAGGTACGCAGGGACAGCGACCCCTTCAAGTATCCGTACAAGTGTGTGGCGATACACCGCAACGAGATCCACTGGGATATGAAGGCCAAGGAGCCGGACTTGTCGGATGCCCGCTGGTTGCGCCGGCAGCGATGGTTGACCGCTGACCGTCTGGTACTGGCCTTCCCCAAGCACAAGGAGCTGATTACCAAGCTGGCGATCAATGGCGCCGATTGGTGGTCAGAGACCGACGCGGGAACGCTGGACGGAGGCCAGAGTACAGGCCTACAGAACGCCTGGAACCACGCACGAGCCTGGACGCACCAGGAAGACCGTTGGTACAACCACACGAACAAGGAGCTGTGCGTATCGGAGGTATGGTATCGGCGCTGGGTACAGGTGCCAGTGCTGAAGACTCCGGACGGCAGGGCTGTGGAGTATGACGAGAACAACCTGAACCACGCCGTTGCCGTAGCCAGTGGCGTCAAGATCACCAAGGCCATCGTTGCCAGGGTGCGCCGAGCGTACTGGATAGGCCCGCATAAGCTGGAAGACACAGCCAGCCCCTACCCGCACCGCCATTTCCCCTATGTGCCGTTCTGGGGTTTCCGGGAGGACAACACCGGCATTCCCTACGGCTACGTTCGGAGCATGAAGTATGCCCAGGACAGCCTGAACAGCGGCCAGTCAAAGCTGCGTTGGGGCATGAGTGTGGCGCGAGTGGAGCGCACCAAGGGAGCTGTGGCGATGTCGGATGCCCAGTTGCGCAGGCAGGTAGGCAGACCGGATGCCGATATTGTCCTGGATGCCGACCACATGGCCCGCCCTGGCGCCCGCTTCGAGGTCAAGCGGGACTTCCAGCTGTCTGACCAGCACTTCCAGATGCTCATGGACAACCGGCAGACCATCGAGCGCGTATCCAACATCACCGCCGGATTCATGGGCAAGCAGGGCACCGCCCGTTCAGGCCTGCAAGAGCAGACCCAGGTGGAGCAGAGCAATCAGAGCCTGGCCCGCATCATGGACAACTTCAGGGATGCCCGCACCCAGGTAGGCAACCTGCTTATGGCCCTCATCATCGAAGACCTTGGAAGCCAGCCGCAGACCATCATCATCGAAGGCGATGCCGTGCGGGAAGACCGCGCCGTGGTCATCAACAAGCCAGAGGTGGATCCGGAGACTGGCGTTACCTATCTGTCCAACGATCTACAGCGCACCCGCCTGAAAGTGGCCCTGGAGGACGTACCAAGCAGCAGCAGCTACCGTTCGCAGCAGCTCAACGCGATGTCGGAGGCCGTGAAGTCTCTGCCAGCGGAATACCAGGCAGCCGTCATGCCGTTTATGGTCAGCCTGATGGATGTCCCGTACAAGCGGGATGTCGTGGAGGCTATTCGCCAGGTACAGCAGACGCCGAGCCCGGAGGAGATCGAGCAGCAGAAGCAGGAGGCTATCAAGGACGCACTGGCGAAGGCAGGCACCGACCTGAAGGCCAGGGAGCTGGATCTGAAGGAGCGCAAGGCAGACAGCGAGATCAAGGGGCTGGATGCCAAGGCCGTACAGATAGGCGTACAAGCGGCATTCTCTGCTATGCAGGCAGGCGCACAGATAGCGCAGATGCCGGCCATAGCGCCGATAGCCGATGCCGTCATGCAAGGCGCCGGATACCAGAGGCCCAACCCGATGGGGCACGATCCCAACTTCCCGACACCGGAGCAGGCCGCGATGGAGCAGGGAGGCTTGCCACCGGAGCAGCCGCCCTTACCGCCGGAGCAGGAGGCTATACCGCCGGAGCTGGCCCAGGTCGAGCAGAACACCAGCCC